TTTACAATACCAGACGAGTGCAAAAACGTCTTGGGTACTTAAGTCCTATGCAATGGCTAATGTGCTGGAATCAAGGTCTTCAAGAATCTGTTGCTTAGCAAACTGTCCGAAATTGTGTTGTATTCCCAAGATCGGTTTCAGCGGCTTCTAAAATATCAACATTCGCTTCCATCGTATAGTATCGTTCTGTTTCCGAAAAATGTTCTTCAAGGGAGTATTTTGCATCTTCTTCTTCGCTATAAACGTCTGAAATCGTTTCTTTAGCTGTGTCAAGAAAAGATTTTGCAGCATCGATTTTTTGGCTGGCGTTTTTAAGCAGTTCTCTTCTTTTGCTATTCATATTTCCTCCATAAATAAAGTTCTATTATTGCATTAAAACCAATACAAGCCCCTAATATAATGATGCCCAATAACATTAAAAATATGTCCGATAATGTCCGACTTTTAATGCTAGACTAATATTATGATAATTAAGAAGCTAATGAGAATCATCTGTTTTGAGTTAACTAAATTGTTAGTTGTATGCCAACTTTAATTCCTTTAAATCTGGAGAATGACTATTTTGTTGTGATTCATTTTGCTAAGAAAGGATAGTAAAGATGTCAAATGTTTCTTTGCATCAACTGTTTTTCATTATACAACAAAAGAAATTGGACTACAATAAATAATAGTGTTAGTGAGGCAGTTGATAAAATATAATGCCACCGGGGTCAAATTTCTTTTAAAGACGTATGCGACTCGCGGTAGCACTGCTGAGAATGCAACCACAAAGATAGCGAGAGACTGAGACAATAAGTTCTGGTCTCTTTTCATATGCGAAATTGAGAGGTGGTGACCGTGGCCGCGAAGCTGACCGCGCTGCAGAAGCGCTTTATCGAGGAATACCTCGTAGACCTGAACGCGACGCAGGCGGCGATCCGGGCGGGCTACAGCGAGAAGACGGCGTATTCGATCGGCTCGGAGAACCTGAAAAAACCTGAGATCGCAGAGCGCATCAGAAGACGGCAGGAAGCGCGCGTCGACCGCACGCAGATCACGCAGGACTTCGTGCTGCGGAAGCTGGCCAAGATCGCCAAAGCAGACGGCACGATGTTCGCCAGGGTGGACGGGCGCGGCTCGGTACGGCTCACGAAAACGGACGACCTCGCGCCGGAGGAATGCGCGGCAATCGCCGGCATCAAGAAGGGCAAGTTCGGCACGGAGGTCAAGACCTACGACAAGGTGAAGGCGCTCGAGCTGATTGGCAAGCACCTCGGCATGTTCGGCACACGCAAGGACACGGACGGAGCGGACGGCATGCCGCTGATACCCGACGCGGTGTGGCGCGAGATCATGAACCCGGCATACGCCGACCACCTGACGGACGAGCGCCCGATGCAGATATACTTCGGCGGTTCGTCGAGCGGCAAGTCCTTCGGCATCCTCGGCCAGCGCACGGTGCGGGACATGCTGCGCGGGGAGCGCAACTATCTTGTGCTGCGCAAGACCGCGCGGACGATACGCAACTCCTGTTATAACGAGATCGTCAAGTGCATCAACCGCATGGGGCTGGCCGACCAGTTCGTCATCAGCAAGACGGATTTCACGATCACGCACAAGGCGAGCGGGCGGCAAATCCTGTTCGCCGGGATCGACGATGTGGAGAAGGTCAAATCCGTTACGCCCGCGGTCGGGGTAATTACGGACATCGTCGTGGAAGAAGCGACCGAGATTGAATACGGCGACTACAAGGGACTGATTAAGCGTCTGCGCGGCCTGTGCGAGGTTGCAAAGCGCTTTGTGCTGCTGTTCAATCCGGTGACGCAGGACCACTGGATATACACGGAGTTCTTCGCCGGGCGCTTCGACGACGAGAAGGGGTTCTTCTTCAGCGACGACCTCGGCATCCTGCGCACGACGTACAAGGACAATCGCTTCCTGACGCAGGAGGACATCGACCGCCTCGAAAACGAGACGGACAAATATTATTACGACGTTTACACGCTCGGCAAATGGGGCGTGCTCGGGCACCTGATCTTCACGAACTGGGAGGTAAAGGACCTCTCGGACGTGCTCAAAACAACGCACCAGCTCTACAACGGCCTGGACTTCGGGTTCTTCCCGGACCCGGCCGCATTCGTGCGCGTCGGCTTCAACCGCGCAAAGAAGGAAGTCTACATCTTCCGGACGTTGAAGGGCACACACCTGACGAACGACGTGCTCGCCAAAGAGGTCAAGCCGATTATCGGGCGCGAGCTGGTCACATGCGACAGCGCGGAGCCGAAGAGCATTCAGGAACTCAACGACTTCAACGTTTCGGCCATCCCTGCGCAGAAGGGGCCGGGTTCGCTGGAGTTCGGGCTCAAGTGGCTGCGGCGCATGAAAATCTATGTCAACACAGGCTGCGAGGACATGGTGTTCGAACTGATGAAGTATAAGTTCCGCGAGGACAAGGACGGCAACGTCCTGCCGCAGCCGGTCGACAAGGACAACCACCTGATCGACGCGCTGCGCTACGCGCTCGAGAGCATCATGGTCGAAACGAAGGTATCTTAACGGAGGGGAACATGCTGATTACGGAAATGGAGCTGCAAAAGCTCCGCATAGCGGCGGGCGGCGTCATGTCGGACGGCGAAATCCTCACAAGCCTGGTCCGCGAAGACCGGGAAACGCCGTCGTACCGCATGGCGGACATCGCGCAGCGGTACTACGAGGGCAAACACGATGTGCTTAATCACGATTTCAAAACGGAGTACATTTCGAAAACCGTCACCGGCGAAGACGGCAAGCCCGTTGAGCAGGTAACAACGTACACCAACCCGAACCGCTCCAACCTCCGTTCGCCGAACCCGTTCTTCTGGATTCACGTCGAGCAGAAGACGTTCTACGTGCTCGGCAAGGAGCCTTCCGTCAGCGTGGACGACACAGCCGCGGGCGGGGAAGCGTTCGGCAAGTCGCTCTCCAAAACGACCGACGCGGCGTTCATGAACCTGCTCACCGACTGGGAGACGGAAGCATCGAAGGGCGGCAGGGCGTGGATCAAGGAATACCGCGACCGGGACGGACGGCTGCGGCAGGCGGTGATCCCGCGTTGCAACGGCATTCCGGTTTACGATACGGCGCACGATAAGGAACTCGTGGAGTTCATCTACCACTATCCGATGGAAGTGCACCTCGGTCATGACCGCAAGATCAAACGCACGTACGCAGAATGGTGGACGAAGCAGGGCGTAACGTACTGGTACGCCGACGAAGATTCTATGTTCCGGCCCGATCCGGACAGGCCGGGTTTGCAGCCGCATTTCCGCACGACGACGTACGTCAACGGCGAAGACGGCGTTACGCCGGTGAAAAAGTCCAGCGTCGGGCGCACGTGGGAGCGTTTCCCGTTTATCGAACTGACCAACAACAAGGGCGGCCTGAGCGACCTTGCCCGGTACAAAGAACTCATCGACGCCTACGACCTCATCCAGTCCCGCGGCACGAATAACGCGATGGATTTTAACGAGTTCTTCGCAGTGCTCCAGGGCTACGGCGGCGAGCAGGCAAACGCGATCGTGCGCAAGTTGCGCGTCAACCAGGCGGTGTACATCGCCGGTCAGAACAGCGGGAACATCGACCTCAAACAGCTCGATCTCGCCATGGGCGGGCGTATCGACTGGCTGCAGCTGCTGCGCGACGCGATCCATGAGTTCGGCATGGCGGTCGACATCAAGAGCGATTCGTTCGGCAACGCGCCGTCCGGCGTGGCGCTGAAATTCCAATATACGCTGCTCGACCTCAAGGCGAACCGGCTGATTTCGCAGATGCGCATGGCGCTCGAGCAGCACTTTTGGTTCGTTACGCAGGACATCAACAAGACCGAGGGGACGGCGTACGACCCGGCGGCAATCGACGTTACGTTCAACAAGAGCATGATCACAAACGACGTGGAAACCGTGAACATGATCGCCGCTTCGGTCGATATCGTGCCGGAGCGCATCCTGCTTGCGGCGCATCCGCTCGTGGACGACGTGGACAAGGCCATGGAAGAGATGGAACAGCAGCGCAAAAAGAAAGCCGCCGAGGCGCAGAAGCTCATGGGCTCCTACGGCGTGCCGCCCGGCGACGGGGACGATAAATCGTGAGCGACTACTGGACGAAGCGCGCACTGTCGCGCATGGCGCGTCTCGAGCTGCTCGGCGACGGGTACGCCGCGCGCATCCTCCGGTTGTACGAGGACGCGTTTTCCGAGCTGGACAAGGCGATGCGCGATCTGTTCGAGCGGTACGCGGAACAGGGCGGGCTGACGCCTGCCGAAGCAATTCGGCACCTGCGCGAGCCGGTCACGAGGAAGCAGGCCGACGCGCTGATGCAGGCTATTTCGGAGATTGCCGACCCGGACATGAAGCGCAGGCTGCTTGCGCGCGCCAACAGCGCGCAGTATGCCGCCCGGCTCAAACGGCTGGAGGCCATGCAGGAGAGCGTCCGCGCGGAGTGCGCGAAGGTCGCCGACAAGGAGATCGCGCTGCACACGGAAGCGGCAAGGAAGATCGGCACGGAATCGTATTACCGTTCCGTGTTCGATCTGCAGCAGGGCACGGGCGCTGCGATCCCGTTTTCGCAGGTGAGCATCGAACGCATCGACGCGGTGCTGTCCCAGCGCTGGGCGGGCGAGGAGTATTCCACGCGCGTGTGGCAGAACTCGGAGGTCATGGCAGCGGCTCGGCGAGATC